ATCACCGGCTCTGCCTTCAAGAAGGTCTACTACGACCCGAGTATCGGACGCCAAGCCTCCGTATTCATCCCCGCAGAAGACATCGTCGTGCCTTATGGGGCTTCCAACATTGAGCGTGCAGAGCGTATCACTCATGTGATGCGCAAGACCCAGAATGACCTCCTGAAACTCCAAGAGGCAGGCTTCTACCGTGATGTCGATCTGGGCGAGCCAACCAGCGAACTAGACGACATTGAGAAGCAAAAGGCCGAAGAGCAGGGGATGTCAGCCATCCAAGACGAGCGTTTCCGCCTTCTGGAGATGAATGTTGACTTGAACCTCAAAGGTTTTGAGGATGTCAACAAAGACGGCGAAGAAACAGGGATTGCATTGCCCTACATCGTGACAGTCGAGAAGGGGACTGGTAAAGTCTTAGCCATCAGAAGGAATTGGTATGAAGGCGACAGACTACACCTCAAGCGACAACACTTCGTCCACTACCAATACATCCCCGGATTCGGGTTCTACGGGTATGGTCTCATCCACCTCATCGGTGGCTACGCCAAGTCGGCGACCATGCTTATTCGTCAACTGGTGGACGCAGGAACTCTATCTAACCTCCCCGGAGGTCTTAAATCACGGGGCCTTCGCGTTAAAGGTGATGATACGCCGATTGCCCCGGGAGAATTCCGGGACGTAGACGTCCCAAGCGGCTCGATCAAAGACAACATCTTGATGCTCCCGTACAAGGAGCCGAGCCAGACACTGCTGACCCTGTTCCAACAGATCGTCAACGAAGGCCGTGCATTCGCCTCCAGCGGCGATATGAATGTAAGCGACATGTCAGCAAACGCCCCGGTGGGCACGACGCTGGCTTTGTTGGAGCGCCAGCTCAAGGTGATGGGTGCCGTGCAGTCTCGCATGCACTACTCGATGAAGCAGGAGTTTAAACTGCTGAAAACTATCATTGCCGACTACGCCCCGGACGAGTACTCGTACCAGCCCGAAGAGGGCAGTGCGATGGCCCGCAAGTCCGACTACGAGAGCGTCGATGTGATCCCGGTTAGCGACCCCAACGCCTCCACCATGGCGCAGAAGGTTGTTCAATACCAAGCCGCCCTCCAGCTGGCGCAGACCGCTCCTCAGTTGTATGACCTGCCCCTGCTGCACCGCCAAATGCTGGATGTTCTTGGCATCAAGAACGCTAACAAGCTGGTGCCCATTGAAGATGACATGACGCCTGTTGACCCAATTCAGGAGAACCAAAACATACTGATTGGCAAGCCGGTCAAAGCCTTCATCGAGCAGGATCACAAGGCCCACATTCAAGTCCACATGCTTGCCATGCAGGACCCGCAGATTGCCGCCATCATTGGTCAGAACCCGCAGGCTCAGGCCCTGCAAGCCGCCATGATGGCCCACATCAACGAACACGTTGGTTTTGAATATCGCCGCCAGATGCAAGAACGCATGGGCTTCACCCTCCCCGGCGAAGAGGAAACCAAGAAGTTGGACCAGATGACGGCCAACGAAATCGCGCTTGCCGCCGCCCAAGCCTCTCAAGGGCTATTCCAACAGCACAGCCAAGAGGCCCAGGCCCAACAGGCCCAGCAGCAAATGCAAGACCCGGTCGTGCAGATGCAGATGAAAGAGCTGGAAATCAAAGCCCAAGAACTGCAACTCAAGGCTCAGAAGCAACAGATTGAGGCCGCAGAAAAGGCTGATCGCATCCGTGTCGAAGAGTCACGGATTGCTGCACAGAAAGAAATTGCCGCCATGCAAGTCGCTGCATCTACCGCGACAGCAAAGGCAAAGATTTCGGCCCAACACGAGTTGGAGGGCACGAAACTTGGCGTGCAAATCGCCAAGGAAAGAGCGCAAGCTAACAGACCTAAACCCATCAGGAGCACAGATTGAATGAAACCATCCATGCCTTAGCGCATGTGCAAAAAGAGATTGAAAAATACCGGCAGGAACAAGTCGCCTTTCTTGCAGCCAGCCGTGCCGACACTTATGACGAGTACAAAAAAGTCTGCGGAGTAATCCGGGGTCTCAACTACGCAGATCACTTAATCAACGACCTCGTGCAAAGGATGAATAACGATGATGAATGACATCAACCCGGCTCTAGCCGTTGATCTTTCAAAGATCATGAACAAACCGGCTGAGGAAAAGGCAAAACAATTGCCCGATCCTAAAACTTACCACTTACTTTGCGTCGTCCCAGAGGCGATGGAAGAGTATCAGGAGAGCGAGGTTGGCCTATTAAAGGACTCCAAGACCATGCATTACGAGGAGGTCCTGACCCCCGTTCTGTTTGTCGTCAAGGTTGGTCCCGACTGTTACAAGGACGCAACACGCTTTCCGAGCGGCCCGTCCTGTAAGCAAGGTGATTTCATCATCGTGCGACCCAATTCAGGCACCCGCCTGAAGATTCATGGCCGTGAATTCCGGATCATCAACGATGACTCGGTTGAGGCGGTTGTGGATGATCCGAGAGGAATAACTAGGGCATCATGACACCTAAAGAAAAACGGGCGTACAACGCTGAGAAGTCTAGGCGCTGGCGGGAGCGTAATCCTGAGGCGGCTAAGGCGGCAAAGCGGCGGTACTACACATCTGACAAAGGTAAGGCTCAGAAGCGCAAAGAGGATGCCGCATACGTAGCATCTGGTAAACGCGCCATTACTGAGGCCCGAAGAGAGTCCAAGCCTTTGTCCGAGGCGCGCAAGGCAGCAAGGCTGCGATACCAGCTCATGAGACGAGCTGGGGAACGAGTACTCGACGCTTTTGATGCGTGGGTGTTGGCCGAAGCTATTTCGTTGGCTAAGTTGCGCGAGCAGCTTTGTGGCGGTAAATGGCATGTAGACCACATTACTCCCGTTAGCAAAGGTGGTCGATGCAACCATGACAACCTTCAGGTTGTCCCGGCATATTGGAACCGGAGCAAATCCAATAAACATACCGGGCATTTCTTTGCCCGTGCATCGTAAGGAACAAAAATGGCAACACAGTTTAAAGGTGAAGAATTCGAATTCCCGGATGAGAAATCCGAGAAGGAGGAAAAGGTAAGTAACGAGATCGAACTCGAAATCGAGGACGATACTCCGGAAGAGGATCGTGGCCGAAAAGCCGCCCCTCCGCCCAAGGAGCCCACTGACGAGGAACTGGCCTCGTACAGTGAGGATGTCCAACAACGAATTAAACGATTTACTCGTGGCTACCACGACGAGCGACGGGCCAAAGAGTCCGCCGAACGTGAGCGTCAAGCCGCAGAGGACTTCGCCCGCAAGGTCTACGAAGAGAACCGCCGACTGAAAGAACAACTGAAGTCTGGAAGTGAAGTCTTCATTGAGACCAGCAAATCAGCCGCCCAGAATGAACTGGACGCCGCCAAGAGAAAGCTGAAAGAGGCTTTTGAGGCCGGTGACGCTGAAGCACTCGCAACCGCGCAGGAAGAGGTCTCCAAGGCCACCCTGAAGATGGACAAAGCGCAGACAATGCGTCCGATCCAGATGCAGGATGAGGGAGAGTTCCGGCCTGCCCGTCAAGAAGGGGCAAAGATCACTCCGAAGACCAAACGTTGGGTCGAAAAGAACAGCGACTGGTTCGGAGTTGACGACGAAATGACTATGTTGGCGATGGGACTTGACAAAAAGTTACAAAGACAATATGGTGCCGACTATATTGGTACGGACGATTACTTCCAAGAAATCGACCGCACCATGCGCAAACGATTCCCTGATTACTTCAGGAGCCATGAGGACGATGACGATCCTTCACAGAATTCGTCAGACCCGGCTGAGGATGAAACCCCGCGCCGTGCTTCAAAACCAAGTACTCCGGTAGCTCCCGCTTCCCGCAGTACCCCGCCGAATCGCGTCAAGCTGAAGGCATCCCAAGTTGCGTTGGCTCGCAAGCTCGGGATCACTCCAGAACAATACGCTAAACAGGTTGCTTTGCTAGGAAGGAATTAAAAATGGAAACTGTGGAACAAAACCGTAAATCTCGCACCGCCGAAACCCGTGAAGTGGCGTTTAAACGCCCTGAAGCGTGGCGTGCGCCTGAGACGTTGCCTACGCCTGATGATCGCCCGGGGTGGAAACACCGTTGGATTCGTCTGAGCACCATGGGCACGGCTGACCCCAGCAACATTTCTTCCCGGCTGCGCGAAGGATATGAACCCTGTAAAGGGGAAGACTATCCCGAGCTAATGATGCACGCCGCTACGGAAGGCCGCTTTAAAGGTGGCATTGAAGTGGGCGGGCTGTTGCTCTGTCGCATTCCCGCAGAGTTCTTGGAGCAGCGATCCTCGTTCTACGAGGGCCAGAACAAGGCTCAAATGGAGTCGGTAGACAACAATTTCCTTCGTGAAAATGATCCTCGGATGCCTCTTTTCTCGGAAAAGAAGACCAAGGTCACTTTCGGGTCTGGTTCTTAATTCAAGGAGTCTTAAATGGCTTATCCCACCATCGACCGTCCTTACGGTCTAAAGCCGATCAATTTGATCGGTGGTCAGGTGTTTGCCGGAGCGACTCGCCAACTCGTCATTGCTTCGGCCTACGGCACGAGCATTTTTTATGGCGATCTGGTGAAAATCGTTTCTGGTGGCACCGTTGAAAAAGACACTGGCACGACCACGGCCACGCCTTGCGGTGTGTTCTTGGGCTGTTCCTATGTCAACGCTCAAGGTCAGGTGATCTTCCAGCAGTATTTCCCCGCAAGCACGACCGCCCCGACCGGCACCGTGATCACCGCCTACGTGGCCGATGATCCGGACCAGTTGTTCAAGGTTGTGAACGTGGCCGGTACTACCGCTGACGACACCGCCTCTGGCTTGCTGCCCGCCTATCTGGGCCGCACTATGATTGGTTCAAACGCTCAATTGGTGCAGAACGCAGGTTCTACGGCCACTGGAGACTCCAAGGTTGCTATTTATACTGCCGCTGGAGCCACCACGACCGCAACCCTGCCCATCCGCATCGTTGATGTGGTCCCTGATACTGCCAACGCTTCTGGCAACTTCTGCGAAGTTATTGTTAAGTGGAATGCACCTAACGTGACGAGCCAAGTTGTTGCTGGTGGTCATCAGTATCTCAACCCGACTGGCGTCTGATCTAAGGAGTAAAAAATGGCTATTTCACGCGCACAACTGCTGAAAGAGTTGCTCCCCGGTCTGAACGCTTTGTTCGGCATGGAGTACAACCGCTACGGCGAACAACACAAAGAAATCTACGAATCCGAGACTTCTGAGCGTTCGTTCGAAGAGGAAACCAAGCTGTCTGGCTTCTCCGCCGCTCCGGTGAAGAACGAAGGCAGTGCCATGGCGTATGACAATGCGCAAGAGGCATGGTCTACTCGCTACACCCACGAAACCATTGCTCTGGGTTTCTCAATCACCGAAGAGGCGATTGAAGATAACCTGTATGACAGCCTGTCGGCTCGTTATACCAAGGCTCTGGCTCGTGCCATGGCTTACACCAAGCAGGTGAAAGCCGCCGCTGTGCTGAACAACGGCTTCTCGTCCAGCTACCCCGGTGGCGACGGCGTGAGCTTGTTCAACGCAAACCACCCGCTGGTGTCTGGTGGCGTTAACAGCAACACCCCCTCCACCCAAGTTGACCTGAACGAGACTTCCCTGGAAGCCGCCGTTATTCAGATCGCCGCTTGGACGGATGAACGTGGTCTGCTGATCGCCGCCAAGCCCCGCAAGATGGTTGTTCCCCCGGCCCTGATGTTCGTTGCCAAGCGTCTGCTCGACACCGAACTGCGTGTGGCTACCGCTGATAACGACATCAACGCTATCAAGCAAATGGGCGCAATCCCCGAGGGTTACACCGTTAACAACTTCCTGACCGATCCGAACGCATGGTTCCTGACCACCGACGTTCCCAACGGCATGAAGCATTTCGTTCGCACCCCCCTGCAAAACAGCATGGACGGTGACTTCGATACTGGTAACGTGCGTTACAAGGCCCGCGAGCGTTATTCGTTCGGCTGGTCTGATCCCCTCGGCATGTGGGGTTCGTCTGGTTCGACCTGATCAAGGTTTGACCAAACGGAAAGGGAGCTTCGGCTCCCTTTTTTTTATATTTAAACGCTTGCACACACCGTTTAAATCGTTTATATTGCAATCACGTCTGGGATTCCAGCGTAGTAGACCGGCCCAGCGGACGACATGCAGACTACTACGCGACTCGCATGTGAGGCTCATCATGGCTCAAACTTCGTTCTCCGGCCCGGTCAACCTTGGCGTTTTCACCGTGGCAACCGCCCCCACCACCGCTTCCACTGGTTCTGTTGCTTACTTCAGCAATGGCGCTGCTGGCTCTCCTGTTTTGGCCTTTTACAACGGCACGAACTGGTTGCGCGTGGACACCCTTGCTGCTATCTCTGCTTCCTGATAGGAGCGCATCATGGCGATGCAATACGACGTAAAAAGTACTCACTTGAACGCCTCTGGCTCCGTTTACGGAGCTAGAGCGCGTATCAAGGGCTTTTCAATCTGCGCCACAGCCAGTGCCGCTGGCACACTGTTGCTGAAAGATGGAGGCTCCGGTGGTACGACGGTGATTGAGATTGACATCCCATCGAACTCAAACCCCAACTCGTTCTATGTGTTGGTT